TCTATCATAGTCTCCACCTATAAAATCTACTGCCCATTCATACAGTCTATCTCCTAGTTCTACTCTTAATCTTGGTAAGTCTTTCTCATATATAAAGAGATAATCTCTCTCTATATAATATCTATAACCTTTTAGATTAAATTCAGTTCTATCAAAATAGATAACAGTATCTTCTTTAAATGTTTTTATATTTTTCATTCTTCAACCCTCCTTTATTATAATTATTTTTCCATTAGTAAAGTATTGGATAGTGTGTTTACCTACAGTAAACCCTTCTAATAGATCTCCTTTTATCTCTAGGTTACCTAACTCTCTACCTTTATTTACTACTGAATATATTTTGTGTTCTGTATCTCTACTACTCGCATAGATAACTAGACCTTTTTTTATTCGGTCAAAGCATATATATTGCCCTCCTTCAAAGCCACTTTTATAGAGTAACTTTGACATACTCGAACACCTTAATTTGCCATTACTCATACGAGAGACTGAAATAGTCTTCTGTTGTATAAGTTCGTGATGCTTGGGTTGTATTACTTCTTTAACTTCTTTGAAGTCTTTAGATGGGTAATACTCACCTTCTTTTATTCTAACTATATTAGTCATTGTTTACCTCCTCAATTATATTAAAGCCTTCCTCATTATTAGTTAATTCTCTAATAACTTCTAAAGCATCATCTAATTCCCATTTATCATAAGCATCTTGTTCTAAAATTACACTTAAACAATATTTAAAAGTGTCCTTATTAGATGCTTCCCTTAAATCTAAATTCTTACAAAGACTTTGCAAGTCTGTAAATTCTTTAGCATTAATATCTATATCAATATTTAATCTCATTTTTATACCCTCCTTTAATTATTTAAATCAGTTAAGATATACTCACCACTATCAATCTTTCTTTGAGTATCTATCTTCTTTTCTCCAAGAAAATCATTCCTGTATTTTCCTGTTGTAACTGAATAATCCCAAAAATATTCATCTAGATATATTTTACCTTGTGATTTCTTAGCAATTATACTTTTATAACTTTGAAAATATACCTCGCCTTTATCATTTATTATAAATTGGTTAGCGATTGTATTTCCTCTCGCACTTATCATGTTTTCAACTTTCATTATATACCCTCCTTTAAAATTGCTCTATTACGAATGTATCAGAGTTGTTATTCTGTAATACGATTGTATTATCCTCAATCATATCCATAGAAACATACTCATCACCATAATCACATTGAAAGTCTTTAAGACTATCATATTCAGCAAAGTGGCAACAGATCATAATAACATCTAAATCTATATTACTATCTTCTGTTAATTCGTAATCGTTTAAATGGTCATAGATTAAATCTAAACCTTCATTACTGAATTGGTCACCCCTTCCACATTGTTTGAACTCTTGGTGGAAATCGTATCTTGTTACATCTTTTTTAATTGTCATTTATTTACCCTCCTTTAGGTTTATTATTTTTGACTAAGACCCTCTTTCGAGGGTTTCGACTATTAAAGTCTCCTCAGTTAGCCTTACTTCAACCCCTTATAATTGACTGACTTGTAATCAGATACTTGTTCCAAAATTTTATCTACATCTAAAAACTGAAGGTCTTTAACTGTCATTCCTTTAAAATAGTAAGAATCAGGCGTCATATCTAATTTGTGAACCGAACCACCTTTTAAAATATCAATCATTTTGTTATAAGTATGTAATTTGCAATAAGCTTCTGACATTGCTTTTCCTCTTTCATCATCAGATTTTCTAGTATCTGCTATGGCATCTTTTAGTTGAACTCCAATTACTGCGCCATATTGGTTTAGTTTTTGAACGACTATACTTTCTTTTTTCATTTATATACCCTCCTTTTTGGGTTTTTGTTATTAACAATGCATAGAATATAGAAGTATCTAGAGAAGTCAACACTTTTTTTAATTATTTTTAAAATTAATTCCTGGCGTGTGTTACTAGACTAATACACTAGATCACTAGAGCTCTAGAACACTAATGGCCTATAACACTATTACAGTCTTTGAAGTATTTAAATCGCCCTTCGTTTATTTCTAGTTTATAAAACTATTTAACATAGGGGATGTAGTCTATAAAAACTATAAAGAGTGTTGAAGTTGTTGGAGTTTTTGAAGTCTTTAAAGTTACTGTAACAACTTAAAAGTCTTTCTCTTTTGTCATTAACTAGAACTTTAACAACTTTGAAGTCTTTAAAATGGGTGTATCTTTGACAACTTTAAAGTCTTTGAAGTGTGGTTGTGGTTTTAAAGTCTTTGAAGTGAGGGGATGGCAGAAGGACAGAGGGGGTGGCATGGCATATATAGCAATCATATACATTTTTAGGGAATTTACAGCGTTAACTAGTGGCCGCGTCTAAGTCTGTAAAGGTGTCGGCATCTGTAAGATTTATTATACATATGAAATCACAATCTGTCAAGTACTTTAAAAACTTTAAATACTTGACAACTCCATAAACTAGACCTATACTATTAAGAATGAGTTACTTACCCTCAACAGAGTCTAAAGAAAGAAACCTTACTGATAAACAGCAGTCTTTCTTAGACAATCTTATATCAACAGGAGGCGATCCCAAACAAGCTGCCGAGCTTGCAGGATACTCAGGCAACTATCATCAAGTTATAAAATCATTAAGACAAGAAGTGATAGAGTTAGCCTCGGATGTACTTGCTCGTTCCGCACCTCAAGCGGCATTCAAACTTGTTGAAATAATGAATAGTGATGCTCCAATCCCTCAAGTAGGTAATAAGCTAACGGCTGCCCAAACCATACTAGATAGAGTAGGAGTATCTAAGAGTGATAAGTTAGATGTAACTCATAAAGCTGCAGGAGGTATATTCATACTTCCAGAAAAAGAACCAATCGAAGTACAAGCAGAGGATGTAGAGTATGTCGAAGAAGGAAGAACTACAGAAGAAGAAACTACAAGCGAACAACCTTATGTGGAAGAAGCTTCTGGAAGAGAAAAAGAAGAAAAATAAACCATGACAGTAGAACAAATCCTAGTATTAATTGTAGTAGCAGTAACCATATGGGGATTATCATAATGGCATATTCACAGCAAGTACTTGACAGATTTGAAAGTGTACTCAAAGAACCTGAGAAGCATGCAGTTGGTAGGTTTGATCCTACTGATCCTAACGTAGCTACAGGAATGACAGGAGCACCTTCATGTGGTGATGTTATGCGTTTACAACTTAAACTAGATGGAGACTTAATAGAGGATGTTAAGTTTAAAACATATGGTTGTGGTTCTGCAATAGCATCTAGTACTATGTTTGTAGATATGCTTAAAGGTAAAACAGTAGAAGAAGCTAAACAAATAAAAGATAAAGATATAGCAGAAGCTTTAGAACTACCTCCTATTAAACTACATTGTAGTGTGTTGGCTGAAGAAAGTATATGTAAAGCTATTGAAGATTGGGAAAGTAAGACAGCGTATAGAAAACATAATCAATAATGAAAGACGAATATATTAAAAGAAAGACTTCAACAATTCCTTTCGGTTATGAAGAAAGTGAAGATGAAGGTTATTTAAAACCAATTCCTGAACAGATTGAAGCTTTGAAAGTAGCTGAAGATTTAGTAGTTGGTGAATCAATATCATTACAAGATGCTTGTGATTGGATAGAACATGAAACTAAAAGACGCATAAGCCCACCAGGATTAAAGAAACACATAGATAAAAAATATGGAAAACGACAACAACGACTTGAAAGATTGGGAAGAGAATCCACATCTCTACTTGACAGATTCTGATGGAGGCTTTATACTAAAGAAAGATGGTACTCCAAAAAAGAAAGGAGGTAGACCACAAGGTAGTAAGTCCAATTATAATTATTCACATGAGCAAAAAGCAAAACTTGCAGCAAGAAGATCAGTTAGGAGTAAACAAAAAGCAATCGAAAAAGTGGAGAGGCAACTCAAATCAAAGAGGAACTCACTCAAACAAACCACAAAAGTTCTCTCCAAACTTGAAGACGAATCGCAGAAACCTACAAACGAGGGGAAGGTAGTAACAGAAGACGAACTTTCGTCAATACCTAAAGCTGTTCAAGCTGAGATAGATAAAGGAAGTCATGTAGTCTTTCATGCTAATGAAGGGCCACAGACTCAATTCCTAGCAGCCGATGAGAAAGACGTTCTCTACGGAGGAGCTGCGGGAGGTGGTAAATCCTATGCCATGTTAGTAGACCCATTAAGGTATGCACATAAGAAAGCACATAGAGCCTTAATACTTAGAAGGTCTATGCCAGAGTTAAGAGAACTCATAGATAAATCCAGAGAATTATATCCACAAGCATTTCCAGGCTGTAAGTTTAGGGAAGTTGAGAAAGTGTGGAACTTTCCTAGTGGAGCAAAGATAGAGTTTGGTTTCTTAGAAAGAGATGCCGATGTTTATAGATACCAAGGACAAGCGTACTCTTGGATAGGCTTTGATGAAATAACACACTTACCTACAGAATTTGGTTGGAACTATTTAGCTTCCAGACTTAGAACAACAGACCCTGAGATTAAAACTTATTTAAGATGTACTGCTAACCCTGGTGGCATTGGTGCTAATTGGGTTAAAAAAAGATATGTCGATGCTTATGCACCTAATGAATCTTTTGAAGGTGATGATGGACTAACTAGAAAATTTATTCCTGCTCGCTTAACTGATAATCCATACTTAGCAAATGATGGTGTCTATGAGCAGATGCTAAAATCTTTACCACCTGTTCAACGTAAACAATTACTAGAAGGTAATTGGGATGTAAACGAAGGAGCAGCTTTTGTAGAATTTGATCCAAGTGTTCATATTATTACTCCATTTAGTATTCCTATAACATGGGAAAGAGTAAAAGGAATAGACTATGGGTATGCTTCTGAGAGTGCTTGTGTATGGGGAGCATTAGATAGAGCAGATGGAACTTTAATAATTTATCGAGAATTATACAGAAAAGGCTTGACAGGTGAAGATTTAGGACGTATAATAACAGATATGGAAATGGAAGACCCACTTTCCGTTCCTGGAGTACTAGATACGGCTGCATGGGCAAGAACTGGTACAACAGGGCCGACTGTTGGGGAATCTCTCGTCAGACAAGGACACAAACTTAGACGAGCCGATAAGAATAGAATACAAGGTAAAATTCAGATTCACGAATATTTAAAAGTACAACCGAATGGTAGACCAAGATTGCAGATATTTAATACCTGTCCTAACTTGATTAAAGAACTACAAAGTATACCTTTAGATACTAGGAATCCTGAAGATGTAGACACACACGCTGCGGATCATGCGTATGATGCGTTGCGTTATCTTATTATGAGTAGACCAAGGATTAATAATCCTATCGAAAATCTTAGGAGGTATCATAGAGAGTCTATCTATAAGCCTGTTGACGAAACATTTGGATATTAAGTATGGCAGACGAAAATAATATAGAGGAAGGAGGGGTTCAACAACCTCAAGGTTTATTAGATGCTGATGCTTTATATACAGAAGTAGAGGGAGAAGAAGGATTAGAATTAAATTTAGGTAAAGATCAAAAACTAAATTTAGCAGGTTTAATTCAAAGCAGATTTCAAGTAGCTGAAGATTCTAGAAAACTACATGAGACTAGATGGTTAACTGGCTATCAAAATTATAGAGGACTCTACGGAAAGAATGTAAGATTTAGAGAGTCTGAAAAGTCTAGAGTATTTGTTAAAGTAACTAAGACAAAAGTACTTGCAGCATTTGGACAACTTATTGATGTAATCTTCGGAACAGGGAAGTTCCCTATCGGGATTACAGAAACTAAAATGCCTGAAGGTGAAGTATCTCATGCTCATCTTGATTCACAAAATCCAGTACCAGGAATTGAAACTACACCTTCTGAACCAATTCCTCCACAAGAACCTGAAGAAAACCCATATGATGTAGGGTATGAAGGAGATGGTAAAACATTAAAACCTGGTGCAACTCTTGGACTAGGTAAATTTGAAGAAAGGTTCATCGAAGAGATGGCTAAACTGGAAGGGAATTATGTTGAAGGTCTTAGTGCAATACCAACAGATTTAGAAGTAAGCCCTGCACAAAAAGCTGCAAGACGAATGGAAAAATTAATCCATGATCAAATTGAAGAATCTAACGGAGCTTCTGAATTAAGAAGTGCTTTGTTTGAAGCTTCAATGATGGGTACAGGAATTATCAAAGGGCCATTTAATTTTAATAAGACATTAAATAAATGGGATGAAGATGAAGAAGGTAATAGAACTTACAATCCTTTAGAAGTTAGAGTACCAAGAATAGAATTTGTTAGCCTTTGGGATTTCTTTCCTGATCCAAACGCTACATCTATGGACGAGTGTGAATACATAGTTCATAGACATAGACTTAATAGAAGTCAATTTAGAGCATTAAGTAAAATGCCTTATT